AACTTTTTCTGAAGTAAAAAATTACATTAAAAAAGAACCTGAAATGAAAGACTCGATGGTTATTAGATTACCCAATATAACAAACATAGTATATGGTAGAGATGTTGGATACAAAATAGAACAAGTTAAGTTGGGGGATGAAATTGAGGTTATTAGCGCTACTCAGAAACGCAAAGAACTGGGTTTATGAAACACCTTAAATTAGTTCACGAAAACTATTTTAAGCACATGGTAGAGGCGTGGCTCATAGTGGCTACTCTTTTATTTTCAGCCGTTGTTTGTTTTATTCACTCTATTTTTCCTTTTACATTTCAAACAACCGCCTCAACTCGTTTAACGTGGATTCTTAACCGCACTAACCAAAGGCAGGATAATAATGATTGAGAAGTTTAAGAAGTGGTTTTTTAAATCAAATAAACATTTTCAAATTCGTTATAACACCAAAGTAGGCAATGGAGATTTAGTTTGGCGAATAATTACAGACGAAGGTGAAAAACTGGCAAGTCAACTTGAAATTAATGGTTATGTCTACGGTGAGTCCAGTTTTGTTGACGGTGAAAGAAAGATGAACATAGCATGCGATGGCAAGATTTATTGGAATGGCACAGCAGTAGAAATTGTTGCTGGCAAGCGACCTGATTTATTGCTATGAAAATTGCTAAATCTAGGTCTTTAGTTAAAGCCCTTACTTGGAGAGTAGTAGCCGTCTTTGTTACTTTTGTTTGTATTTATGCTTTGACTGGCGAGGCTAAATTAGCAGGCGCAGGAACAGTACTAACTAATGGCATTAACTTTGTTTTATACTATTTCCACGAAAGAGTGTGGGACAAAGTTAGTTGGGGCAGATTGCACCGTTAGTTTGAGGGATAATCTCCACTATGCGTGGTTCTAAAGTCCAAGGACGATTTAAGATAGGGTTTGAAACCCTCTCTATGGATGAGGGCATGGTTGACGAACTTCGTGACCCTATTGGAACTATTGTTGACTGGTGGACTTGGGATGATGCAGCCCTTGCTGCAGACTACGCAAACTATGTAGATCCAGTTTATGATGTATCAAATCAAGATCCTACTAAAGGTCGTAGATGGAATGACCCATTTGATTTGCCTGTAATTTTGGCTCAGTTAATTCGTGGTACAAACATAATGAATGAACGAGGATTCTACGTAGTAGATACTCTGCGCCTCGTAGTTTCTGTAGCAGATATAAACAGACTTATTCCAGCAATGGTAACTGATCCAAACCAACACATTAAGGATCGTGTGGTATTTCAAGATCAGGTATTTGTACCTACAAGAGTCTTGCCTCGTGGAAGATACGCCGAACGTTATTCAGTAGTAACTATAGACTGCAACCTAGTCAACTCAGAGGAGTTAGTAAATGATCCTCAGTTCCAAGCATACGCAAACTAGCCTTGGGAAATTTTGAGGAGTTATTAGACCCATCTCTCTTTGAGTTTGATGCGGTAGAATTAGATGACCAAATAGAAGAGGATGATGATGGCAACTAAAAAAGCAAAAGGCAAAGTTGAAAAGGTTATGAAGGAGTACAAAGAAGGTAAACTTCATAGTGGTAAGAAGGGTCCTGGTAAAGGCCCAGTTGTTAAATCAAAGAAGCAGGCTGTTGCTATTGCAATGAGCGAAGCGGGAATGTCAAAGAAGAAAAAGAGTAAGTAATGGCAAGACGGCGCAGGAACATCGGAGCAAGGGCTGGTAAGCAGCCACAAAAAAATATTCAAACAAATGTTACTGAGAGTAAATATGAGGCTGGTGGTGCCAGATTAAAGAGAAAGAAGGGCGGCATAGTGAGAAAGCCTAAAGCCCCAATTCGTTATAAACATAAGAAGTCGGTGACCTGATGGCTGATAAGAAGAAGGAAGAGAAGCCAGTAACTCTTACTACTGGTATTCCTGGAAAGAAAGCCAGGGTAGTTCATAAAGTTTCTAAAAATAAAAAGGGCGACGTTATTGTTGATCACACTAATACAAATCAAGGTAAGTGGGATAAAATCAACCTCACAAAAAAAGGTGGATCAAAAACCATAAAGCAAGGCGTAAAGGCCGTGCAGAAATTCCACAAGAGCAATGCTCATAGAAGTCAGGGAAGATAATGGCAAAGACAGCAGCGTGGCAACGTAAGGAAGGCAAAAATCCAGAGGGTGGATTAAATGCTAAAGGTCGTGCATCATACAAGCGTGAGACTGGCGGAACATTAAAGCCACCTGTATCTGCTAAGCAAGCAAAGAAGTCTAAGAAGTCTGCAGCCCGTCGTAAATCATTCTGTGCAAGAATGGGTGGAATGCCAGGACCTATGGAAAAGAATGGCAAGCCAACTCGTAAAGCACTAGCACTAAGAAAGTGGGATTGCTAGTGGCTTGTTGGGAAGGTTACGTTCAAAAAGGTTTTAAGATGAAGAATGGTAAGAGAGTTCCTAACTGTGTACCAAAGAGTGGAGGAGTTAAGAGTGCCAAAAAAAGCAGCAAAACCAAAGTCAAAAGTAAATGAGGCTGGTAATTACACTAAGCCTGGAATGCGTAAGAGTTTATTTAAAAAGATAAAGGCTGGAACTAAGGGCGGAGATCCAGGAGAATGGTCTGCTCGTAAGGCTCAACTTCTTGCTGCTGAGTATAAGAAGTCAGGCGGAGGTTACAAGAACTAAGATGGCTCTTGCAAAATCACAACAATCCCTGAAGAAGTGGGGCAATGAAAAATGGCGCACTTCAGATGGCAAAGAATCTAAAGGTAAAAAGCGTTACCTACCAGACAAAGCGTGGGATACTCTTACTCCTTCAGAAAAGGCTGCTACCAACCGTGCTAAAGCAGAAGGCAATAGCAAGGGAAAGCAGTTTGTAAAACAACCAAAAACAATTGCCAAAAAAACGGCAAGACATAGATAGGAAAAGCCAATGTGTGCAACATGTGGATGTGGTAAGAAAAAGGGTCAGCCAGGATTCGGTAAGGGTCCAAAAGCCAAGCCAAAGCCAAAGGGTAAATAATGTGCGCTACCTGTGGCTGTATGCAGCCTAAGAACAAGCATGGAGAGAAGACTCTAGCCGCTGCTAATAAGAAGTATGCTAAGAAGAAGACAGATAAGAAGAAGAAGGACAAAAAATAATGGCTCTTAAGTGCGACATGAAAAACTGCAAGTGCAAGTGTTCCACTTGCCAGAAAGGTAAGTAATGAAGAAGTCACTAAGCCCTAAGCAGATGAAGATTGCTAACGCTGCAAAGCCTGCTGATAAAATTACTGGCGCAGATTTTAAGGCGCTAAAGAAGAAGAAGAAAAAGAAAATCGTCTAATATCGATAAAAAGAAATAAGTAGTTAGGCCCCGAAAGGGGCCTTTCTTCTTTATCATTGCTATATCAGAACACCGCTGCGGTGCCTGAATACTGTTCCCACAGGTTGCGATAAAGGGGTTATTTATTATGGCTTACAAGCCTTGGTACGAACAAGCCGCTGAGATTAATAATCAAGGCGAACGTGAAGAGTTTATTCGGGGTGTGTTTGGATTCCGCCCTACAGAAAAGCGTCCCGCTATCGCATCGCTAATTGCAGGTACAACCGCAGCCTATCTTGCTGGTGCTGTCTACGTTGCTTCCAAAGCAAAAGCGAAAGCGAAGAAAAAGAAGTGACCTACCTAAAAAAAGCCAGAGAGTCTTTAAATAAAGCCAGTGTAGAAACTACACGGTTCATGGGCGCTCATTTACGATCAGAGGCTAGGGCATCAGGTTGGCCTGAAAAAATTGTAAGAAACCTTCATGTACGTCACTCTGATGGCGCTTTTACTATTCATGGCAACCCAACCCACAAGACAGAGATCTTAAATCTTGAGTACGGAACTCCAGATACTCAACCAACTGCTGCTATGCGTCGCTTTAACAATCGTCAACAAGAGGCTGAGAAGTTTATGTTAGCCCGCACCATGCAGCATATGGATGGTTACCTATGACTTTTCTCTTAGAAGAAGATGAAGCATTAAGAGATTTGTTAAAAGAGATGACTGTTACAGATCAGAAGGCTTCTTCTGCTACGGCAAAAACTATTACAAATAGAGCGCTTAGTTCTAATGTAGTTACAATAACTACATCTACAGAACATGGCTTTGAAGTTGGAGACACAGTTACTATTGCTGGTACTGCAACTGCCTTCAATGGCACCTACAACATTACTTTAATTCCAACTCCTACTACATTTAAATATGCAAAAACAAATGCAAACATTGCAAGCGTTGCTTCAGGTGGCACTGCTACACCAGGTACTACTAGAAAAGTAGGAGTCTGGTTTGGACAACCTGACCAGGAAATTCGTGCTCAGTCATACCCTTACATCACTATTGATATGGTCGATATTTCTGAAGACTTCTCTCGTGCTATGAGAGGCAAGGTAAAGCCAGCGTATTTAACTAACCCAACAGTCATTGGCGAAAACACTGCTTGGGATAATGATGAACATAACTGGGAAATTAACTATCCAATTCCTGTAAATATTGATTATCAAATTACTTCATACTCTCGTCAACCACGTCATGATCGTCAAATTTTATCTCAATTGTTATTTACAAAAGTTCCACTACGGTTTGCTGTGTTAAACACAGGGCCAAATACTGTATTTGGAACTACTCGTCGTTTAGACGTTCTTGATATATCTAAGAGAGATATTACTGAACAAGGAAAACGACTATTTGTAAATGCTATGACAGTTCGTGTCTCTTCTGAGATTGCGCCTGAAACATACAATAATCTGTACAAAGTGTTGCAAATAAACGTCACAGGTACAACTGGAAGTCAGATCATAGATCGCTCTCAGTTCACTACCATCGATTCGTACACTCAATCGGCACCATAAGGTCCCTCCCCCAAACTAGTTAGGAGAAAAAATGGCTTATAGCCGTCCAGGTGTTTACATAAGTGAACGCCTACTACCACCAGTACTCCCAAGTGGAGTTACTGCAAATGCTGCTGGCGCAGTTGTTGCACCTTTTGCACAAGGCCCAGAAACAGTAACCCTTGTTAATTCTTGGTATGAATTTACCAAGTACTTCGGAGGTTACAACGCAACCTATCCAGCCACCTTCCAGGTTGGTTCATTCTTTGCTAATGGTGGACGTGAACTATATGTTCAACGTCTGCTTGCGTCTAACGCTGTTGCTGCTTCTAGGAACTTAACAGATGGTGGCGGTGCAACTGCTGCTACTGTTACCTCAAAGAACGCTGGAACAGATGGTAACAACCTTCGTGTTGTATTAACTGCGGGTTCTGTAGCAAGCACTTATACCTTAACTCTATATAAAGAGTCAGGCATTGCTAATGACATTAACGATGATATTTTATTAGAAAGATATGAAAATATTGTCTTTGATGATTCAGCATCAAGTGATTATGCTCCAACAGTAATTAACATTATTTCACCAAACATCTCAGTATCTGTTGCTGGTGGTTATGCTGGTGCATCTATTACTCTAGCAACCTATCCACTAACAAGTGGTTCAAATGGAACTGCTACAGCATCTACTGATTACACCAACTACAAGGCTGGTGGTTCTTCAGTGTTTCAGAGATTTACTTCTCTTGACCGTCCACTAGTAATATTCCTACCTGTTGCAAATGCATTAGCATCTGGAACAGTTGCAGTATTTGATGCTGCAACATCTTGGGCGGAAGACAATAATGGCTTTGTTGTAATTGGAACTGATCCAGATTTAACAGCAGCAAATGCTGTTTCTTTTGCTGGTTCTCTTACAGATACAAGCAATGCTGCTGTCTATTATCCAAACGTGTACATCGCTGATCCACTAGGACGTAGTAGTGGTGCTCTTCGTCTTATTGAGCCTACTGGCGCAGTAGTTGGTCTTTACCTATCAACAGATGCAAGCCGTGGCGTATTTAAAGCCCCTGCTGGTATTTCAACTCCAGTACTAGGAATCGTCTCTGTAGAAAAAACATTTACATCTTCAGAGTTAGATGCTATGAATGCAAGTACTTCTCCAGTAAATCCAATTCGACAAATTCCTGGTGCTGGTCTTTCTGTAATGGGTGCTCGTACATTAAAGCAAGATGGAACTGCAAACAAGTATGTAAACATGAGACGTTCTTTAATTTACATTCGTAAGAATCTAAAGAACCTAACAGAGTTTGCATTATTTGAAAATAATGACGAAAGATTGTGGGCCCGTATTAATACTAATATTGGGTCATTCTTAAGTGAGTATCGCAATCAAGGCGGTCTGCGTGGGGCAACTCAAGCGCAGGCTTACTTTGTAAAATGCGATGCAGAGAACAACTCAGATGCAGATATTGCAAATGGTGAAGTTCACATTCAAGTTGGTGTTGCTCTTCAATACCCAGCAGAGTTCATCGTCATCGACCTCAGCCAAAAGACGCTGAACTAATCCGAAGGAGATAATAAATAAATGCCTACAATCATTAATAATCGGTCAAGTTTAATTACCGATCCATTACGTAACTTTAGATTTTTAGTTACGTTTAAACCTATCCCAACAGCAAGTACTGCAACAACAAACTTGGCTGCAGCCACTACTTTTGGGTTTACATCAATCTCTGGAATGGCGGTTACAACCGACTCTATTCCTTACCGTGAAGGTGGATACAACACCACTGTTCACCAGATTCCAGGGCAAACAACCTTTGCTCCGATTACATTACAACGTGGTGTAATTCTTGGAACTAATCAAAACTATGAGTGGATGCGAAATCTGTTTGCTACAGTACAAGGTGGAGGAACTACCCGTGGTAAAGAGCAGAACTTCCGTTGCAACTTAGAGATTCAAGTACTGTCTCATCCAATTCCATCAGCGGGTGAAACTCCTCAGAACACTCCATCAGCAACTGATCACATAGCAATGCGTTTTGAAGTTTATAACGCATGGCCAACCGCTGTAGCATACTCAGACCTAAACGCTGGTGATAATGCTTTACTTGTTGAACAGATGACCTTGGTACACGAGGGATTCAATATCAACTTTGCATCATCTCTAGCAACTAGCGCACCAGCATTTACCGTTTAATCTAACAAAGGATAACAATGACGAACACCATTAGTGCAGCGGCTAACCCCGCATTAGCAAATCAAATGTTAAACAAGGCGTTAACTGAAACGCCAAAAGAAAGAATGCCTGAAATCGTATCTCCTTCAGATACAACTGTTGAACTTCCTGGCGGCTATATAAACGCCGCTGGGGAGGTCATCAGAACTGCAGAGGTTCGTGAACTAACAGGTAAAGATGAAGAGATTATTTCTAAAACTAACAATTTAGGTAAAGCAATTTTAACTATCTTACAATTAGGAACCGTTAAAATTGGCAATGAACCATCTAGTGATAAGTTATTGGATGAACTTTTAGTTGGCGATAGAGATGCTATTTTGCTTGGCATCATTAAAGCCACCTTTGGAACTACAGCAAAACTTCCAATATTCTCAGATGGCGAACAGAAGTTTGTTGAGATTGATCTTAACACTGACATTAAAACTAAGTTCCTAGCAGATCCTATAAATGAGCGAATGTTTACCGTTAAAGGTAAAGCCGTTGAGTACACAGTAAAATTGCCCAACGGAGTTGTTCAAAGAGAAATGATTAATAATGCAGATAAGACTCCTGCAGAACTAAGCACTATTGTTTTAGAAAACACTTTAGTTCGTATAGGAGAGTCTCCTGTATACAGCAAAGCACAAGTGCAAGCGCTTAGCGTTGTTGATCGTAGAACGATTATTGAAGAAATAAACAAACGAGCCCCTGGGCCACAGTTTGAAGACATAGTTGTTACAGACCCCGATACAGGAAGTGAGGTAACGGTTCCTATTAATTTAGGATCCTTATTTCAATTCTAATGTAATTAGTTACGCCAGATTATTCTCTGAATGGTCTGCGTTATCTGAGTACAACGATGGATGGTCTTTATCTGAGATAAAAGGTTTATCTCAAAGAGAGAGAAGCAACTGGCTAGAGGTTGCAAGAGTGCGATACGAAAGGATGAGTAATGGCTAAAGATCCCGTATCGCAAATTTCCAATGTAAACGCTGGTCTAGATCAGACTCTAAAAAAACTTAATGCCTTTGAATCTATTCTCAAAAGAATAGGTGGAGTTGCAACAAAGTCTCTAGATTCAGTAAGTCGCATAATGATGCCAAGTGTTGGCATGGGTCCTGGATTAGGTTTAGGAAGTAGTAACGCTCAATTTAGTAATGGTGCAGGTGGTACACCTGCGGGTAGTAGCACCAATGCAATGCCTTGGATCTATTCAAAGACAGGTGCTGCAGGTGTTGCTGGAGTCCAACTTGGATTAGGTCTTGCAGGAGCAGCCTACAGTGCGATGCCAGATCTTGGTATGACCGTATCTCGTGCAACTGGCTTCTATCAGAGTTCACTACGTACTGGTGGAATGATGAACCGTGCAGGAGTTGCTGCAGCCACCTTTAGTGCATTAGGTGGTGGCATAACTGGAGTTGGCGATGATGTAGCCGCAGCGTCGATGCTCTCTCAAGGTTATAACTTTATGCCAGGAACATCTTCATTTAATAGAATGATGCGTGAAGTAGGCGGTGTTGGTCGTTACTTTGGAATGCAGAATGCTACTGCTGCTCAGGCTATCGGTGGGTTACATACTGGAAGAATGGGAGCACAACTTTATCAATACGGTATAAATACAACTGATCCAAATACAGGACAACCTCTTTCTACAGAAGCAATTGCTCAACAACTCTTCAGCCGTATGACTATGGGTGGTCGAGTAAAAGCAAGCGCTGAAAGTATGGCAATAAATTTACGAGAAGGATTTGGTTCTAGAGATATGCAGATGTTCTCTCCAGAACAACGGGCCATATTAGAACCAATGCTTATAAGCATGGCCGCTGGTAAACCTATAGGTGATTTAGGAAAGTTACCATTTAATCCTGATAATCCACAAAATGCACCGATGAAACTTGCTACCTCAATGACTTCTTTGATGGAACGTGGTACTGAGCCAATGATTGCTGGCTTTGAATCAGCAGCAAATGCAGCGGCTGCATTAAATGCACAATTAGAAAAATTGCCAGATGGATTTTTTAAGACAAAAGGATTTGTTCAAGGACTTTCAAATACAAATGCTGGATCCGCAATTAGTGGAGTTGTTGGAGGAGTTGCTGGGGCAGCGGGTACTTTATTAGTAGCAAAAGGTGTTAGAACTATGCTGGGAGGAGCAGCCGCTAAGGCTGGTGCTTCTGCAATTGCTGGAGGCAGTGCTGCAGCGGCTGGAAGCGCTGGACTATCAATGGCTGCAAAACGCATACCTGTTGTTGGTGGGGCTATATCAGGTGCGACTGGTCAAGGATTTTTAAGCACCGTTGGTATTGGTGCTGCTGCAGGTGGAGTTGGTGGAGCCTTCTTTGGTGGAGTCGGAGCAGTTCCTGGAGCAATTGCTGGAGGTCTTTTATCTGGTCTTGGTTATCTTGGTGGACAAGCATTAAGAAATATGTTTGGAACACCTGCTAATGCGGCACAGACTTCACAAACAGGCACAGCAATGACTGCTGGCATGGATCCAGAATTATTACAAACTTTACAAAATGCTGGTTTTAGTGGAGCATCTTTAAACACGGCATATGGGGTTGTAAAGGCTGAGTCTGGTGGAAGACCTGGAGCAAAAAATATGCAAGGTCTTGATAAGTCTTATGGTTTGTTCCAAATTAATATGGAAAACAACGATCCACGTAATCCTAATATGGGAGTTAAACGTAACGAAGCCTATTTAAAAAAGTATAAATCAATAGGTTATACGGGTCCAGAAAGTCTGCTTGATCCATTTATAAACGCTAGAATTGCGTACGATATTTCTAAAGGTGGAACAAACTTTAATCCGTGGACTACGTATACCAGCGGTAAATATCTACAACATACCTCTGGCACCGCTTCGGCTAGCATGGGAAACAAAACAGTAAATATAACTGTTAATTTAGCCAATGCGTCGGCAGCAGAAGCCAATAAGTTGGCTAAACAAGTAAAAGACATTTTGTTAAAAGATAAAGACCTTCAAGAAGTGGGAGGTAAATAATGCCTGGAGAAAATAGTAATCCAAATCAATATGTTAAAACTATTGATCAAATCATTGCGGAACGAAATAGTGCTAGAGCAAAAGGCGTGGCAGATGCCGCTGCTGCTAGAGACAAAGCCCGTAAATCAAATCAATTATCAAATTTAGTAATACAGATAAATGAATATAGAAGGTTAATTATTCTCGCTGAGAGAGACCTAAGTATTACATCTGCCAACATACAAGCAGCACGAGCCGCTGGTAATACCGCTGGAGTTGATACAGGACTTGCACTCTATAATACTCAAAAAGTAAAACTAGATAAACTAAAAGACGATGAAGCAAGAGTAAATACAGAGCGTAGAAATATTGTAGCGGGATTAGTTGCTGCAAATAAAGCAGTAATTAATGCGTCTATTAAAGACTCTGGGATTACGAAGCCAGATACAAATAAAAAACAAAAAAAGATTAAACCTGCTACAGAAGATACGCCAGAGCCACCAGCACCACAACCTTTTACTGGGTACGTATATAACTTACCAATGATTCAGTCTGCATACTTTAGACAAGATTCTCCTCAAGGAGGAAGCACTGAACGAGGTGTTACTGGGGCGGGAAACTACACAGATGCTAGAAATATGTTTGGTGAGTCTATTGCAAAAGGCACTATACAAATGCCTCTTGATCTTACAAAGAGTGCCGAGTGGAAATTTAAGACTGGAATATATAAAGAAGATTCAACAATGTATGGTTTTAAGTTTTTGTATAACCCAACTGAAGTAAACATGGGTTGGGGAATGTTAGAGGATGTAAACCCAGTTAGTGTACAAAGACTGCAATATGCTCCTATAAGTGGTGTGGGATTGTCCACTATTGATTTTACTTTGTTACTAAACAGAATTGGAGATATGGATTTCTTAGATGAAAATGGATTAGCACCAGGAGAAAATAATCCTTATTCAGGAGTTAATACTCTTAGTAGAGTTGAAGATTTAAAAACCATTTATAAAAAAGGAACTATGTACGATCTTGAATACTTATTTAGAGTTATCAATGGACCAAATGCAATACATCAAACCATTCTAAATGGTAAGAGTGCTGATTGGGGATTCTTAATTGGATCTCAAATAGAGTTATTTTTAGGAGATGGATTAAGATATTTGGTTAGATTAAATGGAATAAACGTTAGTCATACTATTTTTAATGATCGAATGGTTCCTGTTCTTTCTCAAGTATCCCTATCTTGTGGAAGATACAATGACGTGGGATTGAAACCAGAGGATAACCGATGATTTTTTTAGATAGCAGGTATGTTGATGGCACTCTATTTAAGGCTTGGCATGCAGGTAAACAGGAATACCATCTAACAGTTTTTAGAAATTATCCAACTTCTTATTTAGGATACTTTATATATGAATGGGTTGAAACCGACCGCTTAGATTTACTTGCTACAAAATTTTTAGGAAGTCCCTCTTTGTGGTGGAGAATTTTAGATATTAATCCAGAGATTATAAACCCTCAAGAAATTACTCCAGGAACTCAATTAAGGATTCCAAATGCGTAGTCCAGGAACTCAACATAGACTTAGTAGTTATTACGAAGTTTCTTATCCTGATTTTCCGTCTCTTAAGGCTCAACCTAATCAGGTCATTCTTCATCAAGAGATGGGTAAGCACGATATTCTGGAATTAACATATACGTTACTAACTCCTTTTATTCTTAAAGCAATAAAGACTGGAACTCCAATTCAGTTTACTTGGAAGAACGATAAGGTCTCTGGAAGTTTCGTGGGCTATGCCACTACCGTGTCCTTACCAATTAAGTATCAAGATTATCAAGAAACAAAAATTCAATGTGTAGGAGCATCCTATCCTTTAAAAGAAACTGATCTTAAAATTTGGACTAACAAAACGGCTCCTCAAATAGCAATTGAGATTGCTAAAAAAGCAAAACTAAAACCAAACGTTACTCCACATAAAACTATCTTTACACAACAATCTCTATCTGGGAAATCTTATTGGGAAAAATTAAATGAACTTGCAGAAACAATTGGTTATGGAATTCAAGTCTCGGGCACAGAACTACATTTTCATCCAATTGATAAAATGATTAATCAATTTATGACAACAATACCTGTCTTGTATTCCGACAATTCTTTCGTGTCTCCAGTTAATAAATTTGCAGCAGCCACTCTAGATGAGTTTGAAGCCCGTGTAGGAGACTATCCTGAACTTTCTGGAGAGTACAGCAGAAGTGAGAATACGGTGCGTGGTGTAGATCCTGTAACTGGTAAAGTGTACTCTTCTATAACTTCACCAAATAAATTAGGAAAGTCAGTACGAGCAAGCACTAAGGACCCACTGTTTTCTAAAAATAAAACAAGTATCGTGGTAAATAGCAATGCTATGGCTAGGTCTTTGTCAGAAGCAGCCTCTCAATTAGGAAGATTATCTATACCAGGAAAGGGCAAAGCCCAGGGAGATCCAAGAATTGCTCCTTGGAGAACTGTTGAAATTAGTGGAACACAAGGTGGTGGGGATGGTTTTTGGGTCATAAAGAAAGCAACACATTATCTTTTTATTTCTGGAGGTTATGAGGTAGATTTTGAATGCAGAACAGATGGCGTGGGTAGTAACAAGCCCAGTGCTTTTAGGCCTTCATCTGCGGGTCCTGTTCCTTATAGGAATATACAAAATGATATTATAGGAAACTTAAAAAATAAACCAACTAAAACTACGTTAAACTCTAGTACAGTTTTAGTTTCACAAGGGTCTTCAGGATACAGAACAACCCCTAGAAAATGGAGAGGTGACTAATGGCTCAAAAAGCAATTGCGCTTCCATTTTCCATAGATTCTTATGGGAGGGTTGCTTCAACTCAATCTCAATCTAAAATTTGGTCCGATAGGGTCAAGTCTGTTTTAGGAACAACTTTAAGAGAAAGAGTGATGCGACCAAGTTTTGGAACAACCATTCCTTACTCTTTGTTTAATTCAGAAACTGTAGCAACTAGTGAGATTGAAGCAGCAGTTGAACAAGCCTTTGCTGAACAACTAGATCTATTAACTCTTCAACAAACGAGTGTAACAAGCGACACCTACACAGGTACTTTAACTGTTGAGGTTGTTTATGGTTTACCAAACGATGAGGTTGTTAGCACTCTCATTGGGTTGGTATTTTCTCAAGGTGCTAATCCAATCTATGAGGAGTTGCTATGACCGTTGCGCCACCATCAAATATACCTATCTCAGTCGACTATACAGGAAGAGATTACTACTCTCTTCGAGATGAGTTAATTGCAAGAATACAAGACCGTATTCCTGAGTGGAATGCTTCTGATCCAGCAGACTTTGGCGTTGCTTTAGTTGAAGCCTTTGCATACATGGGCGACTTAGTATCGTATTACATTGACCGAGTTGCTAATGAATCCTTTATTAGAACTGCAACTCAACGAGAGAGTTTATTAAACATTGCTTTAACCTATGGGTATACCCCTGCAGGTTATAGAAATGCCACGGTAGGAATTACTTTTACTAATTCATCTGAAGATGAGGTAACCATACCTACTGGAACTGTTGTAAGTGGTCAAGTAATTATTGATGACACCGTTGAAACTGTTTATTTTACAACCGTTGCTGATGCTGTAATTGACGCACTTGTTGGAGATACTCCTGGAGAGTATACCGTGAGTGCCTCTGAAGGAAGGTCAGTTACTTTAATTGCAGATGAGACCACTACATATGGAGAGTTAGTTGGAACATCTACTGGAACTCCAGCAATGAGATTTGTTCTTGGAGAATCTCCTGTAGTTGATGGTTCTGTAGAGGTCTATGTTCAAGATGGGGATTTGTTTTCTAAGTGGACACAGGTTGAACACATAATTGATTATTCAACAAATGATTTAGTTTATTCATTATTTATTGATGATAATAATCTTGTTTATATAAATTTTGGAGACGGTGTCTCAGGTGTAATACCAACAAATTATTCTGAAATTAGAGCGCTGTATACTGTTGGAGGTGGTTCTATAGGAAATATTGAATCAGCAGTTATAGATACTATTGAATTTATTCCTGGTTTATCAGAGGGAGAAACAACTGCGGTACAAGGTGCGGTAACGGTAACAAATGAAACCGCCGCTTTAGGTGGTTCTGATCCTGAGACCAACGATCAAATTCGTGCTTCAGCACCAGCAGCCTTACGTTCTGGTAATAGAGCGGTTACATTAAAAGACTTTTCAGATCTTGCACTGTCTGTTAGTGGCGTTGGAAAAGCCAATGCGACCGCTGCTGTTTGGACATCCGTCACGTTGTACATAGCACCCAGTAGATCAGCAACCGATATAGATATTGCTCCAGGGTTAGATGATTCAGGTGATCCAACCGCAGAGTTTGAACGCATACAAACTAGTGTTGAAGAGTTTTTAACTAATAAAGTATTAATTGGAACAACGGTTACCGTTCAACCTCCTACCTATACTGATTTAATTTGTACTCTTGCTTATACAAAGACAGACCAATACACAACTGCCGAGGTAGAAGAGAATATTAAAATCGCTATCTTAACTGGCTTTGGTTATGTAAATGCAACTTTTGCAGAAACTATTTATCCACGAGATGTTGAGTTTATGGTGTTACAAGCACCTGGTGTAAAGACTGTAAATGTTACGGCTCTGCATTTAGCGGCTGGTTCTGGAGCCAATACTATGGTGGGAACTGCTGGACAAATCTGGCGTTTTCAAGAAGCAAATCTAAATATTGCTGCCATCTAATGAGTAACTTGTCTGGAATATATAGGGGTATTGTAAAAAACAATACTGATCCCAAAAAACAAAGTCGTTTAAAAGTATCTATTCCCCAATTAATTGGGGCTCAAGTTACTGGATGGATAGATCCTGCTGAACCTGCTGGAATTAGAACAGAACCCCCTGCAGTTGGTCAGGGAGTTTGGATTTCTTTTGAAGGTGGCAACCTTGAATATCCTATTTGGTTTGGAGCGTTTGGTAAAAATAAAGGTAAAAATAAAAAGATATTTATTAAACCTTTGGCTAATAAAACTTCTTTAACTGGATTATCTGCTCATGTAATAACTGCTAAAAGTTCTGATGGAACTACAGAGGTGGATTTGACCGCTACCTTTATGGCTCTAGCAAATAAAGTAAAAAGTTTAGAAACAAGAATGACGACAGCCGAAGGAAAGATAACTACCTTAGAAGGAAAGGTCTCTACCTTAGAAGGAAAGGTCTCTACCTTAGAGTCACAGATGACAGGAAAAGCCGCTACAGGACATACCCATTAATAGTTAAGACAGTAAATCGGGGGCAAACAAGAGAAAATAGACCGTTAGGTCTGAGAGGAAATTAAGTGACTGCAGCATATCCCGCATCGGTAAAGTCCTTTACAACAAAGGTTGATTTTAGCGACACCGTTCTTGCCGAGCACGTAAATAGTCTCCAAGAAGAAGTTAACTCCTTACAAACAAACCTTGGAACCCTTATTAAGACAGGCTCAGGCTGGGTTGGAGATTTTGATCTTGTAACTACATCCTGGAACACACTTAAAGATCGTTTGGCTAATATTGAATACGGTATAAAAGACATTTACGACGAGTATGTTTCTGACGTCGGTGGTTCAGTAATTGTCTCATCTGCCATTGGAGTAAAGAGTCTCGTTGTAAGAGCAAGGGCTAGTCAGACCGCAAACCTAGTTGAATTTCAAACTTCAGCATCTGCAGTTGTAACTAAGGTTCTTCCAGACGGAACCATACAGACACGAGGCAAAGAATTAGTACCAGTTATTTACGCAGCAACTCAACCAACTGGATCAGATTTTGCCGCTGGAACTATATGGGTTGATTCATCTACTGACGTAGACGCAACAGTTATTACAACTGGTGGATCACTAAATGACACCCTTATGTTAATGGGAGGCTGATATGGCAAAGGCTTCGTATATCTGGACTGGAAGTGAGTGGCTTCCTGTTGCTTCGGCGTTTCCTACAGCACATCAAAGATTTATAAGTAGTAGTGCTGCAACAACCTACACTCTTGGTGTAAACGACATTAGTAAAGCCTTAGTGTTTACTAGCGGTAGCAGTATAACTTTAACAATACCACCAGAATCAACTTATCCCTTTGTTGATGGACAAACTTTTATTGTAATTCAAAAAGGAAGTGGTGTGATAACGGTGACTGCGGGTAGTGGTGTTACACTTAGATCAAAATCTAGTTATGTTAATACTGCTGGTCAGTATTCTGAAGTTAGATTAATAAAAATTGGAACAAACGAATGGTTGTTATCTGGCGATTTGAGTTCTTAAGGGTGGTAAATTGTGGCTAGATACGGTATAAATTATTACGGCGCTACCAATTATGGTGCGTTTGTTAAACTCGCTTTTTCTGTAGAACCAATGTCTGTATTGGTTTTAGACTTTACAAAAGTTTTAATAGGTTGGCAAACCCCTCGAGGTGATTTTTCTCGAATAAGATTACTAAGAAGTCAAGTTGGATTTCCAGAAACTGCAGAAGATGGAATTATAATTTTTGATGAGTTTGCTACAGAAGGAACGGTATCTCGTGCAGAATACATTGACGGAGAAGATAATCCATCAGATGTTCCACTAATTCCTGGAAGACAAACTTACTATCGAGTATTTTTATTTACTGATCAAAATGTTTGGAGGGTTGCGGGTTCTATAACTGCGATTGTACCTTCAAATCACAACGTACAAACAACCTTTATGAATAGTCTTCCAAGAGTATTTACAAGCATTGAACAAGGTTCTTTTGGAACAGTCGACACTACGTCGGCCTTATACAACTTTGTAGAAGGGTTAACATTTTCACAAGAACAGTTCTACACTTTACTTGATTTATTAAAACCAAGACACACAGGTATTGAGACTCCTGTAGAACTCTTGCCCTTAGAGGTTGCAAGTCTGGGGTTAACGCCAGAGGCTGGGTTACCTACTAAAAACAGAAAACGATTAATACGAGAAGCGAACTATTTATATGCTCGTAAAGGAACTCAAGTTGCATTAGAGACGTATGCTGAATCTTTAACTGGATTCGAACCTACGATAACTGTTTCTGAAAACCTACTACTTACAGTTCAAGACTCAACCTTCTACGGTGGAATTGGTAATTGGGTTGCAAGTAATGCCGTCTTAACATCTAGTACTGAACAGGTTCCTGACTCAAATACAAATCAAATAGATACAACAAAAACTGGAAAAATAGTTGCATCTAACTCTGGCAGCATGGTGTTGGGTGATACAAACATAATTACAAAAGGTGTTCCAGTATTACCTAGCACCGCATATATAGTTTCGTGCAAATTAAAGTCTCCTGCAAGTGCGGGTAACATAACTTTATCAGTAAGATTTTACGATAAAGATGGAACAGCAACTTCTGCAGCAAACACCGCTACCGCTGTTGCTGCTAATAATACTTGGAAGTCTGCAAGCAAAACCGCAACATCAGATGCTACTTCTTCATATGCAATTATAACTATTGCATATAGCGCCGCTGGTACATACTACATAGATCAAGTCTGTATGCAAGAAGGTGGCACGGTTGCTTACGATGAAGCACGTGCTATTGATGTGTTTTTAAGTCCGTTAAAAACAAATTATATTAAAAACCCATCCTTTGAAGTGAACTCAACTACGTGGGCATTAAATGGAGCAACCTTTACACAAGACTCTGGTGTTCCAACATATGGTTATTCAGGAAATTACAGCGGTAAATTTGTAGTAACGAATCCTTGGAGCATTACTACAGACTACGAGATACCTGTAACTCCAGGAAAGTATTACACTGCATCAGCATCTATCAAAGCATTGGCTGCGTTATCTGCAAATATAAAAATTACATTTTATGATGACGCTGACGCTGTTGTAGAGACTGTAACTCAAGCAATTTCAGTAACTACTTCTTTTGCAAGTGTTACGTTAACGGGTTTAACTGACTCTACATCAGAGGCGTCATACGCTAAGGTATCGTTTTATGGAACTACGGCAGGCAGTATTTTCTTAGATCTAATTCAGTTTGAACAGTCTCAGGTAGCCACAGATTACTTTGATGGCTCATTGCCCTCAGACTTTGGTGCGGTTTGGGAAGGGACTGACGACGCCTCATATAGCCACTTGTATCCAAGTAAGCCAAAGAAGATCCCTAGATTAGGCAAGACTATGAATGACTGGGTACCTCAGAATGCCTTCTGGAGATTACGTACATATGATGGAGTGGAGTACACCACCACTACGGTGTAGGATCTTGGGCTATGACTACAGAAATAGTTATATCCGTACTACTCACAGGAATGGCAGTTACTTACGTAATTGAATTTCTAGATTTATTTATCTCTGGCTTTATTACTAAGCCAACCTTAAACAAATACTTTGCGCTACCCCTAAGTTTTTTAGGTCTTTGGGCTCAATTGGATCTGTATTATGATTTCTTTGTTCTAGTCCCAGCAGCAACCTTTGTATCTTTGGCAATTGGAATGTACTTAAACAAACCAGTAGTGATTAAATCACCTACTCGTTTATCACAACTGTAGGAGGCTTATGAATATCGGAGTTATCTCTTTTGAAGATGTATGCGTTGATGAGGGTGTGGAGGCCCTCATCAATAAATACGGCGCAACTAATGAGTTAAAGGTCTTTATTCCAGTAACGGGAAATGAAAACCATTTTGCTGAGAGTGTTATAGAGGTATGTAAGAAGCACTCTATAAAGGTAACTTGCTTTATAGTGAATGCTTTTGAAATAGATCATCTACTCATTGCTGCAGATGACATAGTTGTTACCGATAACCCAGTAAAAGAAATTATTCGCCAGATAACTCCTACTGATGTAATTGGAATGGTGTGGGACAACTCAACTCAAGCGCATCTAATCCTTGGCGCTGTTGAAGATTTTGGTATAGAGGTCTGGGATATCTCAGAGGGATTGGATAAGATTGAGGTCGACTACTCAGAGGTAGGAACTGACGAACTGTATACCGCAATGATGGATAGTATGGGTGTCTTTGTGGAACACATGGCTGACTACATAATGACTACGGTGCTGGATGTCCTAGCCATTGAAGTAGCCAAGCGCATTGAAGAAGGAGATGGGGGCAAAGACATATCCCCCTTTAAGGACGACAACCCTTGAAAATCCCTTTAGAGGCTTATTCAGCCCCCCTTACCGATTATCAGTTCCGACTGCTTGTTGTAATCTGCCATTTATCAGGCTCCAAAGACCGTTTTAAGACCTCAGTAGAGGAGTTGTGTAGACAGACTAACAAAACTTCTGACCGAACCGTTAGAAGTGCTCTCAAAGCCTTAGAGAAGCATGGGCTACTTATTAGAACTCCCAGCAAGAGGGCTAATGGTTTTAAAGGTATGGACTGGTATGAAGTGGTGGAAAATTACCGCACTACAGAAAAGGATGCAGTAGATTACCGCACTGAAAATTACCGCACCTCACATGACTATAAGTCACATAGTAGTATGACTAATAAGTCATTAGTACCTAATAGTAAAGATAGTAATAAATTAAAAGATTCTGAATCCAAAGGGATTCTAATGAAAGAGATACGAGTACCTATGAGACAATATCAAGATGATGGAGATAATCTGGCAGGCTTTGGACTCGTCGAACCGAAAGATGTTCCAGGCCCTAAGATCAGAAAATCCGATCCTAAGACTAGGGGAAGACGACCAGAGCATGAGTGGACTCCAATGGATGTCGCTGCAGAGTTTTCTTATCGTGTCGGGCGCAAGTACCCCTTACTCCCTGGAACAGTTAGCGTCAAACAACTCTCAGGAGCCCTTGCTAAATTTAGAAAGCAATACGAAACCAACGCCCTCATTGAGTTAGAGTTACTCCGTCTGTTCATGGCAGATGAGAGAAACTTTAAGAACATTGGCGATGAAGCACCTATGCTGTATAAGATGTACCTTGCTTCTTTTGGGAAGAAGATGAATCAAGCCAGAGAGAACCTTGGTCTTAATAAAATTAACGCCCCGATAGATACAGCAGTTAAGATGGGAACAATGCAAGCAAGCGATGGACGTACTTTCCAGAATTCACTTTCTGGTAGAGCACAACTAGCAAGATACGAAAAACGACTAAAGGAGAATGTAAATGGCTAAAAAGGTAGTAAAAACATTTAGTGCAAATCTAAATAAAAATCTTGAAAAGGGTGGCGCATGGATGGCTATCATCAGTGTAACAACTGAAGGTATCGATGGCACAGAAACCTTGAACACCGCTGCATGGTCTAATGCATCAGCAGGCAAGCGCTGGGTCAAAAGCCAAGTGCAAGCACTTACACCACGCAAGAGCGTGAAGATGATTGCAGGCGAAGGCAAAGACGCTAAAGGAAAGCCAACATCATTTGTTGGTGTTGTAACTTTTAAATCGGAGTAACTTTGTTTAGGGACGGTGCAAAAATTGAAGAGTTACAAGAACCTATAAGTCTTACTGTTAAGACTAAATGTCCAAGTAAATGGCGTCTTATAGATATAGAAAACGGCCGTGTGTTCATAGGTGATTCCGCTGGCACCTGGATAGAGATGGTTGAAGTTAAATAATGCTCGAGTTCAGTTTCTTTTGCCCTTCTTGTAAAGACAAGACACAAGGCATAGCAGTTGAACGAGGTAGCATGAATATGGATTTAAGGTGTTACTCTTGTAATACCGATTGGGAAAAGGTCATAGTAGATAGAGGGTCAGATGAATAACAGATTAATTTATCCAACCAATAATAGAGCGCTCAGATTTTTTGGCGATGTAATGATAATGGTTGGTTCCTGGATCCTAAATGTAGGCATGCGGTATGGCGGTATGTATGAGTATAAGTTTGAAGACGACGATGTATGACATCAATCAACTCTCAGCCTTAAAGAAGCACTGGCTACTTCGTAACTCAAATATCCCACGTCGCTTCCTCGGCCTTGAGCCACAAGACCTTGTGGACAGAGCGGGATCCTTTCCTGACGAGGTGAGTACGTGGATTGATGACTGCGTGAGTGGTCAGGTCATAAAGCAGATTGGTCACATCGGAGTTAACGGAGTTGGTCTTCTATTTGATGGTGGACCTGGAATTGGTAAGACGACCCACGCAGTAGTTGCTGCTATGGAGTTTGTTCGCCGCCTTCCTGATACCGATGCTGATGCTGCAAGAGTATTGGGCATGAGTGCATCTGACTTTGGTCTTGGCGCTAGGCCCGTGTACTACATGACTTATCCTGAATTCTTATCTAGAAAGAAAGCAACCTTTGATTCAGACTTTGAGGATAAGAAGCAATCTGTCTATGAGATAGATGGCTTTCATGGCAGATCTAAATTTGATTGGTTAAATGTAAGAATTCTTGTGATCGATGACTTAGGAAAAGAATACGGTTCTAAGTACGATGACACCTCATTTGATGAGATACTACGTCTTAGATACGACAAGGCTCTGCCAACAATTATTACAACCAACGTGAGGTTAGAGAATTGGGAAGCAGAGTATAGGGAAGCGATGGCAAGTTTTGCTCACGAAGCCTTTATTCGAGTCCCAATAGTCGGTGCAGATTTAAGAGCAGCACAATGAAAGGGATGAGCATGGAAAGTCCTTGGCGGACAGTTCAACTGTTTATCTCGTCTCAGGCTGCGGGAGTGTTTGAAGTTGAGGTTGATACTGGAACAAAAAGAGTCAGGTGTAGTTGTCCTGTTTGGAAAAAGAGTTTAAAGTGCAAGCACGTTTCTTTTGTTAACAATAAGATGAGAATGAACAATGGACACTATTCGATCCTTGTGCCAGAAGAAATCCCTGAAGAGTTAGCCGCACAAGCCAACTCTGACCCAAAGACATTTCGTGATTTTGTAGTTAGGTATGCTAAAGTCGAGGTACTATGAAAAATGGAGACATATCAAACGTCTCCTCTCCGCAAGTCATTTGTGTAACAGATGTAGTAATTCCTTTAGTAGAAGAAGTTACTAAGAAATTATTAGTTACAAAAGTTGGCTTAAAGTTAGGGGAAATAAATCTTCAGGGTGCTAACAAACTCTGGTTGTTATCAAACAATTATGGTATCTCTTTAGAGTTAGCAGGTTATGCTGATCAAGGGTGGACCAAAGAGTTACTTGAAAAAGCCTTTGAAAAGTTAGAAAGAGAAGTAGTCAATCCATTTAACTATTGGAACCTCTACGAGGACCCAGGTGAGTTAGTTAGAAAACTTCCTTACCGTGCTAATCTTCGTGGCGTGGTAGATGTTCAATGGAGAGTAGCAAGATACGGATCAGCAGGAATAGAACTAGATAACTTGTAAGAGGGGGCACTAAATGGCATCTGACAACGAACATCGTTTAGTCAGTAAGGTCATCCGTGATCGAGACATCGTTCCAGCACTACAGCGTGGTGTTAATGAGTCTTGGTTTTTAGATGACGACAACCGTAAAGCATGGTCATTTGTTCGTAAGCATTACGGTGAGTACAGCGAAGTTCCTACTGCCGTAACAGTCAAAGATCATTATCCCAATTACAAAGTTTTGGATGTTCAAGACAATCTTGAGTACCTCTTGGATACCATGGTTGACTTTCGTCGCAGATTACTTACTCGACAAGGACTTGAAACTGCAGTTGAACAATTACAGGATAATAATCACGATGCCGCTCTCCTTGCGATGGAAGCAACTATTACCAAGGTTAATGAACAAGGCATTCTTGGCACACATGAAATAGATTTAACTAAAAATACAGAACAACGTTACAAAGAATATCAAGCCCTACAGAACGAAGAGTTCTTAGGTATTCCTACTGGTTTTTCAAAGATAGATGAAGCAACGGCAGGTTTACAAGGCGGTCAATTAATAACAATAATTGCTCCACCAAAAACTGGTAAGTCGCAGATTGCATTAAAGATGGCTGTCAATGTTCATATGCAGGGATTTATTCCAATGTTTCAATCTTTTGAAATGAACAACCATGAACAACAACAAAGACACGATGCAATGAGAGCAAATATTTCTCATGGCAGATTACGTCGTGGAAAACTATTACCAGCAGAAGAAGATAGGTATATAGATATTTTAAATAAAATGGAAACCGAACCATCTTTTCATTTAATTGATGCTGTAAATGGAATTACGGTCTCAGCCTTAGCAGCAAAGATTGAGCAAACAAAACCAGACATAGTATTTGTAGACGGTGTTTATTTAATGTTGGATGAAGTAAGTGGAGAAATGAATACACCACAAGCAATAACAAATGTTACTCGATCGTTAAAACGGTTAGCCCAAAGAGTAAACAAACCAATCATCATTACAACACAAACCTTGTTATGGAAAATGCGTGCTGGAAAGGTTACTGCCGACTCAATTGGTTACTCATCTTCTTTCTTTCAAGACTCTGATGTTATTTTAGGATTAGAGCCAGTTGAAGAAGATGAAGATATTAGATTATTAAAAATTGTTGCCAGCCGTAACTGTGGTCCTAGTGAAACTGCTTTAACTTGGCGTTGGGAAACAGGTTGCTTTCATGACGAAGAACAAATGATGAAATGCAAATTTTGTTCTGATTGGGGCCGTGTGTGATTGATGTAGAAAAAATTCTTTTATTTTTAGAGGTACCTCTTCACGCACAAAGAGGTTCTGAAGTTAATGGTTTATGCCCAATGCATAAACAAAGAACAGGTAAAGATGATCACAGGCCTTCTTGGTGGATAAACACGGAGACAGGCGCCCATATTTGTTTTTCCTGTGGGTATAAAGGAAACATCTATACTTTAATTTCAGATGTAAAAGGTATTGATTACCATGATGCACGAGATTACATCGACGACACAGCAGAAGTTCCTATTGATTCTTTAATGAAAAGAATTAAAGAGTTACCACAGTATGTTGTTGCTGAAGAAACCATACCAATGTCTGAGGCTAGATTAGCGGTCTACGGAGAACCGCCCGACATAGAACTAAAGAAAAGATTTTTAACACGAGAAGCCGTAAATAAATATGAAGTTTTATGGGACGAAACAAATGAAGCCTGGATATTACCCATTCGTGATCCTGAAACTTTTTCACTATTAGGTTGGCAAGAAAAAGGTGCTAGAGGAAGATTTTTTAAAAATCAACCTGCTGGAGTTAAAAAATCTAAAACTGTTTTTGGAGTTCAACATTTAAACGAGGAACAATTAATAGTGGTTGAATCCCCTTTAGATGTGGTGAGGTTAGAGTCTGTTGGAATTTGTGGATCCATATCAATTTATGGCGCAATGATGAGTGAAGAGCAAGCAAAGATAATTCGTAGAGCAAAAAGAGTAATAGCAGCATTTGATAATGATCCTGCTGGAAAAAAAGCATGTGAACAAATACGAGACTATGCTCGTAAATATGGTTTTGATTTATTGTTTTTTAATTACAAAGGTATTGATGTAAAAGATGTAGGAGACATGACTCCGTCAGAAATATCGCTGGGATTAGAAACTGCAAAACACATGTTGCATGGAAAAGCCGCTTACCTATAATGGACTTAAGAGATAAAGACCAACCTTTACATGTGTGTGTTTGTGGTTCTACTTTGTGGAATGTAAAAGCAATGTTTGAAGATGGAGAAATATCTTTATACATGTTAGATATGGAGTGCGCCTTGTGCGGCAGTTTAGCAACTGCTCCAACGCCAATAGACAATGTTTAAAGGAACTTTAAAACCGTATCAACCCGAAGCAGTAGATAAAATGGTGAACCGTAAACGAATGCTTGTTGCATATGAAATGGGTCTTGGAAAAACCTGTATGACTATTGCAGCACTTGAGAAATTAAAAGAAAACGGAGAGTTAACTAAACCTGTTTTAATAATTGCTTTATCTAGTTTAAAGTATCAATGGGAAAAAGAAATAAATAAATTTTCCGATGCAAGAACCGTAGTTATAGATGGCTCTAGAAGCACTCGGTGGATTCGTTGGGATAGAGAACTTAGTGGAGTAAGATCTTCAGATTACATTATTTGTAATTACGAAACAGTTGTTAATGATTGGGATTGCATAAAAGACGAAGACTGGGGAGCGGTGGTGTGTGATGAAGCCACAGCAATAAAGGGTTTTAGATCTAAACGTTCAAAGGCTGTAAAAAAATTATCTGCAAATGTACCTATTAGATTTGCTCTTACGGGCACCCCAATAGAGAATGGTAAACCAGAAGAGGTGTATAGCA